TCAGTGAAAGCAGGAAGGTCATAGAAACCTTCAAACTCTTCTTTCTTAGTGGAGTTCCCCCAGTTAGCTGCACCAACCTTACGACACTTCACCAATGCACCGGAGGCATACGCTGAAGGCCATACAGAATAGCGAGACTTTACCTTAGTATAACAGGCGTCTTTAGTTCCACTACCTTTAGTCTTCTTGTCTTCTGCTTCGTTAAAGGTTTCTTCTTTGTAATCTTTGCCAGTTTTAATTTTATCCATCACAGAAGCACGACCATGCTTGTCTTGTTTATGGCGAATCATACGCTTGTGTCGATCAAACTTATCGTTACCTTGCTTATCAATCATATCTTTTTCAAGGATGGTTTCTTCTTTCATTTTCTTCTTAGGTTTGTCAGTAGAAACATAGGTTGGTTTGGCTGCTCCAGACTTTTGTTGTTGTCCGGGATCTTGTCTTGACTTTCTTGTGTCAGCCGATCGAAGTTCTTTCTTCGACATACTGGCTTTCTTTGCCGAAGAGTAACACTTAGGTGTTCCCTTCTCACCAGGTTCATTAGCACAAGGGGAACCATCAGATTGAACCCAACCGGGTTTACCATCTTTTGATTTAGATTTACCAAACCAATCTCTAAGTCCCTCTTCGTTAATCATTTCACTCTTGAGTTTCCTAAGAGTTATTTATAATCTTATCCATCAAGTGCTACAGTAAGACCAAGAGACATTCCAGGTAGTGACTGCCAAGAAGTTCCATTATAAAATTCCATCTTTTTAGATGTGGTATTAAAAATCATAGCACCTTCACTAAAAGTGCCAGCATCTCTTTGTGTTGTCGTGTAGATTGGTGGATAAAAAGCAGTTGATGCTTTTAGAGTGGCGGCAGTAATAATACCAGTTGTATTGATAGAGACTGTCGTACCAATTCCAACAGATGCTTGTCTACCCTCTCTATCACTAAAAACAACCTCTCCAGATGTATCTTGATGTATTCTTACGGTTGTTGCAGTACCAATGATTATCTCATCAATACCCGTAATTTTTCTCTCATTTGGATCAAGAGTAATTGACCCTGTACCGATTGTCAGAATGCCTGTGACTCTTGCATCACCTTGAACTAATAATGTAGTATTACCGACACCAATATAAACTGTTCCAACACCAGTGTTAATCGTAGAAACACCAGTGACATTAATGTTGCTAGCACCACTGATGTTAACTCCGCCGGTAAAAGTAGCAGCAGTTCCAGTAATGATGTTATTGGTAGACGCAACACCAGTTAAACCTGATCCATCACCAGAAAATGAAGTAGCAGTAACGACACCGACTGCAATAATACCACCTGCAAGAACATTAATACCACTTCTTGCAGTAACAATACCAATGGAATCTACATTTTTAACATCCTCATATGTTATGGTTCCACCAACAGTTACATTTCCGGTAGCTTCAATGTTGCCGGAAACAAAAAGAGCAACATTAGACTTTGCGGATGTCGTATTAATACCAACAACCTTTGTAGTGTGAATTCCTACAGAATCGACACCCCAAGTTCCAGCAGCGCCAACAGCATTGAATTCATCACTACCAATTCCAACCCACTTAGATATTTCTGAGTTGTAAATTAAAAGTTTATTATTTCCTGTTGTTTGATCAAATGTTACATCATCAAGATCCTTAATGAATCCTGCTCCACCACCACCCATAGTGGAAAGTTGAGTTTGAATGCGACTGATGAAGATTCTATAGTGATTAGACAGATCATCCAAAGTAGCAAACTTTTGATCCATCGGAGTGAGTGGATCAACACCAGAACCAACACTTTCTTTTTCGTCTGGTGGTTCGTTTAGTAAATAATTTTCTTTTAGTTCTTTTTGATCTTTTTTGATTAAAGAAACAATATTTCTAATATCTTCAATATTGACTCTTAAAGAATCAATATCTTCTACAATATTAGATACTTCAGTATCATAATACTTAACTTCAGGAAGTGATTTTACTTCTTCATTAAGATCATTGAAAAACTTTAAAAGAGCTTCGTCAGCCTTGACACTCTGACTATCAATCTCCTTTATTTGTTCTTGGAGAGATTGTTTTAGTTTATTCTGCTCACTTATGATAGATTTTTTTAATTTTCTATCATCATCCTTAAACTCTTTGTGATGCTCCCAAATTCTTACGGAAGAATCCCTAAGTTCTTTGTAAATTTTATCTTTAGTCTCATTAAGATAGATATTTGTATCATTGATACTATTATCAACATTCTTAATGTCAATGTTTAATTCAAATTCTTTCTTACCAATAGTCTCATTGAGTTCACTAACCTGATAGTCAATCTTTTCTCTGATAAGATCAAGATGTCCTTGAACCTTATTAAAGTCATCATCGATGATACTAAAAGTTTTACCAATCCAAGAGAAATCAGGAACCTCCTGAACTTCCTGAATCCAATCAGGAAATGTAGGAATACTTTGATTTACTTCTTCAATTCTTGATTTTAATGAACTGAGATCACTCTCGTAATATTTTACTTCTGGAAGAGAATTGATTTCTTCCTTTATACGACCAATTTTGTCATAAATGAATTGAATATCTGCATCATAATACTTGACCTCCGGGAGCTCAGGTATTTTTGATTCAATTTCAGTTAATTTGTCTTCATTTAAATCTTGAATTTGTGATAATTTATCACTTAATTCTTTTAGTTGTTCATCATAATACTTAATCTCCGGTATTTCCGGTATATCCTTTCTTACATCATTTACAAGGCGTACTAATTCTGACCACTCTGGTGCAGTTTCTGATAAAACAGTTTCAATATCTTCTTCTTCAATCAGTGACTCTTCTTCAACTGATTCTGAAATATAATCTTCTACCGATAGAAGTTCTTCCTCTTTAACTTCGATAAAATCTTTGTAAGAGGGCAAGGTTGCTCTCTTCTACTATATCATTTATTGACGGCAGGTCTTCGTTAGACATTCTATTAGTACAATACTTTGGGATTTCTCTCCCTGAAATACTATTTATCTCCTCTACTTCTTGATGAAATTAAGTAGTGATTCCTGCTGTGACTTCTGCCGTTCCTTCAAGAATTCTTTCTACAGAACCACCAGATGATGTGATTCTTACATCATAAAGATATCTTCCTGATTTGATATCTACAGATACACCAGAAGTCATGGCAAGAGATACCACAGATGTGATGGTATTAATACCAACAGTAAAGGAATGGGATGTTGGAGAAGTTGAATGCTTCTTCAACTTTGACTCTCCAGTGAAACCATTCAAATTCTTCAGACTTCCATCAGAATTTTTAGAGATATATGTAAAACTAAAATCAGAAGCTTGTGGTATAACAATATTGACTGACGGGGTAGCCATTTTATTATCTTTTTAGTTATTTATCTGGTGTGTTGTTCTTCAAGAGTTTCTGTAACTCTGCTGTAGAACCAACAAACAATGCGTTATTCACAGTTGTTGGACCTTTAGTATCTTTCTCTTCCTGAACATCTTTAACTTCTGTTGGAGTGTTAGGAGTTTATCTGTGGCATCTGCCACATTCTTAATCAACTGACCTGCGACTTCATACGCACGAGGCATCTCACTCTCTTGAGCCAGTTCAAGGATGCCATCGATAGCTTCCTGCCCTTTCTCAATGATTGAATAGAGATTACCCCTGGTGTATTCGTAATCTCTCTTGATATCCTCTGAACCGGATTTGATTCTTTCAATCTTCCTTTCCGTTACTTCTACTTCTGTTGGCTCAACATCAAAAGCTTCATCAAGTTTCTCATACTTAGTCATGGGTTACCTCAAAAAACACTACCACTAAATCCGAAGTCATCTCCGAATTCAATCAACTTGTTATCTTCCTTGGTGATACTGTAAACATCTGTACCAAGAACATGAATAGAAGCCTTGGTATTATCCTGACCTCTCTTAACTCTCATGTTGTCACCAACAATCTTCTCAACGAAACATCTCTTCAGTACCAACATAAACATAAGTGTTCTCAGTAACACCACCAGGATTTGTGATCTTGATAGTTGTTTGTGAGATATCAACATCCTCATCCAAGTTACTAATCAAACTATTGTCATAGTCTTTAGTAGCTCTTGGTGTGACCTGATATGTAAGGTCTCTTGTTGCAACTCCACCACCCTTGGAACCAGCAAGATAACCAACGGTAACCTTTCTGATAATGTCTCCTGAAACGTCAGCAATAGGACCAAACAGATAGGTCTTAGCTGTGAATTGAAGTGTGTATACTAAAGCTCTTCGAGTTTCAAAGTTACCCTCATAATCATCATCCATACTCACACTATCAAGGACAACAGGGAACATCCCTAATCTCATTCAAATTACCAAGAAACTTGATTGAGAGATTGTATTGTGGTTGAAAGTATGGAAGAATCTGTTCGACGATTTGTAACATATCATCGTTCAGTTTCGTATAGACGGAGAGTTCAAATCCCATATTATAAGGGACAGGAGAATATACTCTCTTAATCTCACTACCGTCAGGTGTTCTAGTTACAAATGTTTGATTCTTCGTTGTTTTCCTTGAAGGATCATAAGTGAGTGATTTAAACTCAAATGACATTCGAGGAAGAGTAATCTGAGTAGGACGATTCAGATTAGCTTCTTGTTGCATACGAGCAAGAAACTTTTGAGTAGGTCCATATGCAATAGGAACCTGAATCACACTCACGGCTTGGTCTGAGTCGTTCTGGTGTTGAACTTCTATACCGTTGAAGAGTGATCCAAACCCAATAATTGTGGATCTAAGGATCTCATTATAGAAATACTCAAACATCGTCCTGTAGTTTAGATATACTACTATTTAACAAGATAATATTTAAGGATCCCCAAAAGGATTACTATCAGTGAAATCAAGTATCTTATTTGCTTCTGTTTGGAATATTATCATTGTCTGCGAATGGTGTAACTAAGTCATCAACAATCTGTGATCTGAGTGCATAACACGCACCGGACTCTTGTCCGATAACGAGTTCATTTCCTGAGAATGTTCCGTCAACAACTTTGATAGTAAGTTCGAGACTTGTTTCCGTCCCAAGAGTTAACCCTAGCTGTGGTTCCTGATGTTCCTCCAGTAACAACTTCATTGAAGATATAAGTCCCAACGCCAACAGTAGCTCCAAGTCCAACAGGATTGTCAATAGTTACACTAGTGATAGTTGTAACTCCTGTAAGATTGTAGTTTTCACCACCATATCTAATGTAACCTGCGGTGACAACACCAGCGTTATTGATGACACCATAACCAAATCCAGTACTAACACCAGTAGTATTTCCACCACCAACAACAAAAGTAAAGTTTGGACTTGTAGTATAACCTGAACCACCACCTGTAATAGTTACAAACTGAATAGAACCATTGGTCGAGATACCACTAGTTGCTGTAGCGCTATTGCCATCATCATTTCCAGATGGAGTGATACTCACCATAGGTTTGACAGTGTATCCACAACCAGCATTTACTAGGTCGATAGCCTCAATCATACCACCATACATACCATCACACTGAATAAACTCATTTGTGATAGATGCAATACCAACTGTAGTCGTTCCTGGTGAGGAAGATATTCCAATTTCTGGTCTATATGAGTATTTTTTACCCATATTTGACATACTAATGAGATTTACAGCACCCAAAGTACAAATTCCAGCAGTTGCAGTAGCTGTAACAGCCTGCTCCAATCATGTTTAGGGTCTGAATATAACCAAAATCGACCAAATTATCATCAATTTTACCTAATTCCAGTGTCTACAACCTCATCTTCGTAACGGAATAGTTCGCAAGTAAGTGTATAGACGTAGTTTTTCTTTAATTGATAGAAAGGTTGCTCATGTTCTACGAATTTTATCTCAAAAATACGGTCTCCAAGAGGAAAATAGATCAAATCTCCTTCTTTTGGACGTGAAGATAACCCAATATTGGGTAAATTTTCAATTAAAGGAGAAATATAGTTCTCATACCTCTCTCTAGAGATAATTAAAGTGCAATCATCCTTATCTTCGATACCAAATCTAGATAAAAGTGTTCCCTGACCACCAAATCCTTCATAAGAATCCAGATATGCCTTCTAAAGGATAGGCAGAATCGAACTTAGATTCGATAACTTCCTTAATTACTGTATTAGTTGTTATATATTTACGAGGCAAGTAATAGCACTCGATACCATACATCCTCAACTGCTCGTTGATAAGACTTTGTACAAGTCCTTGTTCCGACTTTGTACCGTTTAAAAAGAAAGGATTAAGTGCCATATCAACCAATCATATCCATAGGAGGAAGTTCATAATTAAATGTCATTCTCTCACGAATTATTTGTAATTCCTTTTCAGCATCATCATAAATTTGTCTACCATTGAACTCAATACCACCGGGTAGTTTCACACCTTGGAACTTGATTAGGTTCATACCCCACTGTCTCTTAATGAGTGAAGTTAGATATGGTTTTAAGAAAGAATCATTCCAGAGTCTTGAGTAATCTTCTCCATCAAGTCCTCTGTAACACTCAATAATCAAGAACTCGTCCACTTGCAAGTTGCTCCAGTCAACATCTAGATACATCCTGTCAGATCTTTGATTAAATCTAATCTGTTTATGAGTATTGAGGAGAAAGTTCATTGTCTCCAAATAACTCATAGTCATCGAATATGATAATAGGTCGAATCCAGCACCACCCCATAGGTTGACACCACTCAACATATACTGATATTTAACATTGAAGATTCCAGATCCAGCTGCGGTGGAATTAAATTGGAATACTTTATTGACTCCAATAATATTAGAAGGAACTTGTAGGTAGTTACTATTCTCATAGTATGTAAATGTTGTAGCAGTTCCAACAATACTAGTAGTTGCACTAGTAGAAGCAATTCCTACCGATGAATCACCTGGCCTTGCTTTTCCTCTATCAATATCGTCTTGTGTGATCTGATACTTCAGATATACTTTCTCTACACCATCAAAGTGTCTTTCTTGAAAGTATTGAATAGCATCATCAACTAGATCGTCAATTTGTTCTTCGGCAACGTTGACTTCCAATACAGGAGCACCAAGTTGTCTAAGACAATAGTCAACTAATTCTTGTCTATTAGTAGGTTGAGCCATTATTTAAACAACTTTTTTTCTATTTATCTACTAGTTGAACCAGTAGATTCTTAATATCTGTGAGATCACCTTTGATCTCTTCTACTTTAGTTTCTAGGTTATCAATTCTCTGTTTATCAGTGAGAAGTTTCTCTCTGTTCGCAACATAGGCTTGATATCCTACACTATCTGTATTCACGATGGCCGTTGAAGAACCATCGCGATACAGATTTCTATGATCTTTGACCGGAATCTTACTCATTATGCTAGTGAAATCGCTCTGAAGTTTCTAATCATTGGAACAGTTGCCTGATTCGTAGAAGAACCAATTACCTTAATTCTAAATGACTTGAAAGCTGGTAGTTGATCTACACTAAACTTATATTCTCTGTATTGATTCAGATTGGGTTTAGGTGTAAAGACATCAACCTTAGGTACATCTAGATCGGGAGCTCCATTACTGTTTCCTTGACTTAGAATAGTTCCATTTGGATTAAAGTTTCCAAAACCAGGGAAAGGAACAAAGATTACATCATCAACAGGTCCATCTTGATTCAAAGAATAGAAACATCTCAAATCTGCACCTTGTGGAACATATCCATCCAGGAAGATTTGTAAAGCCGATGCTGGATTTTCAAGAGCCACATTCTTAGTTACATAGAAGAATCTATTAGGATCATTTTTTGTGGTATTGACTCTAGGATCAGTAGAATAATCTGAAACAGGTTCATCAATTCTGTTTGTAGTAAAGATGACAGAAGCTTGATTAAGATCAACAGCTGGTGAAATTCTTGTATCATCAGTGATTAAATCCAAGTTCATTGTGAATGACTTATTGCCAGGAAGTTCATCCAGATAAAGATTTTCATTAACACCAGAAGCCACAATTCTTGGTTCTGGGAAGAAATTTTCCTGTCTCAGTGAAACTTCCTCAAATCCTTTATCAACGAATGATGGCTCACTACCAGATGCACTTGTTCCACTAGTAGTTCTAACAGAAGGTGCAATATTGGTACCTGTTGGTTCCATGGTATTGATCTGAGGAATAATCATCTCAAAAGGAACATTGTATGTTGCCTTTCCTCTAGGTCCACCACCTTGAATTGTTTCATTGAAGGAGAGTTTCTTCAATCCACTTCCACTACGATCTACTCCAACGTTGACATCACTCATATCAATCTTAACAGGATAAGGTGTCAAGAGTGATTCTTTCGTTATTGGTAGTTTCGTTGAGGTTGTGAGTTCTGTTGATTCTTCTCAGTGATACACCATTGAGTTCATACTTATAAACAAGGTTGTTTACAGTGTGTCTACCAACCTGTGTGGTATCAATACCTCTAGTGATACCTGTGAGGGTGTTTCCAACCACTCCAGTATACTTGATAACCTCACTACCAATCTTCACGTATCCAGGATTAGTTGCCCCAACTCCAATACCCTCAAACTCACCGAAGTTGGTTGGGGAGATAGAACTAGCAATTGAGATAGCCGTAGTAGCTGTGAGTGGATACTCAGCAGTTAGTGTAGTTGGTTGTGTCTTCGTGTTCATTCCACTTAGAGTTACAACATTTCCAGTTGCGTGCATCCCGTGGTTTCTGTGGAATACATCAAAGTGGAGACCATCACTAACTTCTCTGATAGGTGATACTGGATTGACAACTCCAGGATGATTGAGAGCTGTAGTAACACCACTGTTGTTAGTGTAAAGAAGAGTATTGGATGCTCCAGTGGAGAATGTACCCTGAACACCCTCAATGACTAACTCATTCTCTCCGTAAATATCACTTACAGAAAGTTTCATACCTTCACCAAGTGACAGATTGCCAATACTGATAGGTTGTAGAATATCACCAAGTGCATATCCTTTACCACCATTAACAATGGTAGCTCCAATAGCTACACCATTTTGAATCGTAATGTCTGCGGTTGCGTTAATACCATTACCGGTCAAACTAGTAAGTGCTATACCAGTAAAGGTGTAATATGCACTAGATGGAGTGAAACCAGTACCAACATTTGTGAGTGTCAAGTGTACTAGTAACTGAACCGGCTAATCCAACAAATCTACCACTAGCCTCACTACCAACCTGTGTAATCAAGTTACCATTAGCAATACCGGTATCTACAACAGTAGTTCCCAGTCCAACTCTGACGGTGTTTGAAACCATTGTGAGTGGATTAGGTCTCATTACCGAATACTCATCTGGAGATGGTGGGTTGAAGAACTGAACAGAACCATTAGGAACAAAGTCAGCTCTAAAGAGGTTGAAGGTAAGATCTTCATACTGTGAAGGAGTCCATACGGAAGCGTTCTGTGACTTATACAATGATCCCAGAAGTCTCTGTGTAGAAACAAGGACTTGTCCCTCTTCTCTTCCCAGTGTAGATACATCAGACTCACCGAGTCTAGAGATCCATACAGCGTATTCTGTGGAGTTAGAGATAATGATCATTGCGTATTCTCTCTGACCATTCAGATAAACAGGAGATTCAAATGTGAACTTAGTAGCAACACTAGCATCATTAGATACTGTAATTTCTTCTGGACCTTTGGATACTTCAGAGTATGCCAAGATTTTTTGAGAAGGTGTGCCAAGTTCAACTTCACGAATTTGAACAGTAACAGGAGTACTGTCATCTGTTGGGACTCTCTCAAAGTAGATATCCATACTAGTCAGATACACACCACTTACATCATCAACAATGAAGGATTGTGCCAGGGGATCCTTATACTCACCAGTCAATCTACTTTCACCAGTCTGACCTCCACCAGTGGTGAATGATGTGGATGCAGTAGCAGAATCACCAATAGTTCTAGTTTCGAGGAAACTATCGTCAGTTTCAACTCTAGCATTTCTCAGAGAAAGTGTAACTTCCTGAGTATTATCCATATCACCTTGTGAGTAGAAGATCTCTTCTGCTGCGGTTGTGATGACACCAGGAACACGACTATCAATAGGTGAACTGCTCAGTCTCAACCTGGATCTACCAGTTTCAAAGATTGGGTTAGCTGGATCACTAGAAGCTGGAACTCTGAAGTTACCAATCAGTGTTCCTAAACGATCACCAATCAATCTAACTGCAGTAACTCTAGCTTCAGCGTTACTATTGGCTCCTCTCAGAATCATGTTAGGAGCGACTATATCCTGCAAACTCAGGGATTTGCATCATCAGCCAAGACTGAAAGTATCAATATTCAGAACTGTAGAAGTTTCAGAATATGTTTCAGGAATTCTCTCACTTCTATTATATGGGTTTCTTTCAAAGATATCAGTCGGTCTATTGTATGGACCATACTTATGATTTGTAGTAGCAACTCTTGCTACGATTGCTGCTCTTGTAGACTCTTCATCATCCTCAGTATTCTCTTCAGATGGCATAATACCGGCAACTGCTTCTTCTACCTGGAAAGTTCCAGAGATCATTTCAATCTCTACCAACTTAGGCATACAGAATCTTGCGACATCTACATTATCAAAGAACGGATATACTTCAGTGAAAGGTTTCAATCTAGTAGATGTAAACTCAATATTACGAGCTCTCATGAACTGAATAACTTCACGAGATACGATACGATCACCAAGTGATTCAGTATCAATCTGTTCATTAACAGTATGTTGTTTACCTTTTCTCTGTTGACTTAAATCAACACCAACTGTACCGGTAATTGTGGTTGTAGTTGTAGTGCTTTCTTCAGTAACTTCGAAACCTCCAGGAACTCCACCTATCTTATCCATGTGTTCTTGTGCTTTTTTAGGAGTCTTCCACATGCTCCTAAATTCGTCTGCAGTTCCATTTCTATCAGAAGTAGATGTCTCTGTAGATTGTGAAGAACCCAGATCAAAACTTACATCAACACCCATGGTTTCCCATGACTGCCAGATAACCGGAGAAAGACCAGATCTTGAACCATCAGCCTCTGTGGTAACTTCTGCTCCAAGTGCTTCAGGCTACACCCAAGAATGAACCTTCTTGTAGAACATCACGAAGTGCCATTCTGTTAACATCAATCCAGACATCAACATCAGGTTCAAATTTCAAAGAACCTTCCCAGAACTTGACCAAGAAAGGAGTAACACTTTCAACTCTAGTAGCGAAAGGTTGTCTCAACCAAGAAGTTTCAGTGTAATCAAGAGTGATCATCTGACCAGATCTCTTTACGTTCGTTCCAAGAATGTCAGCAAATCTAACATCCTGATTTGGTGCATTAGTTGTACCAATCCCAGCGATTGTAGTGTTACCAAGTTCTAGATTAAGGGCTGTGGTAAAGTGAGAAGGTCTAAGAATCTTATTCTTTCTATCAACACTATTTCTAACACCAACTGTAGTATCTTGAGCTTCAAGACTTGTGAAGTTATCGACAAATACACCAGACTTAAATCTATTCAAACCATTAGCATCTGGAACAAACTGATTAATAGTTGCACTTTCCAGTTGATTCAGTGAAGTGTAATATTCAAGGTTTTTGACCCTCATCTCAATCTTAGCGATATCAGACATCTGATATCTCTTGTGTTGAATGAATGTAGTTCTTGCTGCCGATGGTGAGTAAAGATATGGAGAAAGATAAACATTAGACAGATTCATCGCGCCTGATACTTCATCAGGAGGTGATGGATTCTCAGCAGGGGCCCCTTTCTTGATAGTCAGTTTACCATCTTTATCAAGATAAACTCTATCGATTCTTCCCAAGTAGAAGTTATAATCAAGAGAAATAGATTCATCAGAAGCAATCACATTAGTTGAACTATGTTGTCCACCATTGAAGTTTCTACCATAGAATTCTAGAGGAGATCTTCCACCAACACCACTAGAGTCTTTAGATACTCTTGGTCTGGCATCAATCATGTCTGTTGTTCTCTCACCTTGGAATGATGTGATTTCACTACCATAATTAAATGAATTATATGAGTCAACCAAAGTAATATCACCAGTGTCTGATGGATCATACTCAGCTGAGAGATAATATGCTCTTAATCTTCTTGTAGGAACTGCACTTTCTTCTTTTCTTACGATTCTTGAGAAATCATAAATTGTACTCCTTTGTCCACTTTGGAATTTGAAGTTTTTAGTGATATTTGTGCTGTTTAGAGCCAAATCTGCAGCAATAGCACTTACACCAGAGTCAATAAAGCTAATAACTTCTCCAGTCTCAAATTTTGAGGTATTTTCGTAGATAAAGTTAATACTTGTATCGGATTTCTTAGTAATATACTTAGCTCTAGCTCCACTAATACTACCAACAAACTCTTCACCAATAATAAGGTCATTTGTTGTATTATTTGGACCATCAAGTGACGCAGTTGTCATACTTGGTGCTTGTGGATCATTTCCGTCCAGTGATTCAAACACACCATAAAGTATCATAGCATCTGGAACACCCAAAGAGATGATAGAGTCCTGAACTCTAGTTCCAAATGGGAAGTTACCAAAAGTTAGTCCATCATTAAGAGTATTTTCAGTAGTTCCAGAGCTACTATTATTAGATCTTGAAATAATTACAGATTCTGCTACTTTTTTGGTTTTTACCTTTGCCTTTACCTTCGCTTTTCTCAAAGTAGCTGTTAGTTGAGCTCCAGTATTGTTGGAACCCAGACCATTGATCGTAAGTTGAGTAGAACCGGAAGCAAATACGAATCTGTCCTGAGTTAATACTTCAATAGAACCATCAGAACGAACTAAAGTATATCTTTCTTCATCAAAAGGTAAGAATACTTCATTTGGACCAGCCGCAATAGCTCCAGTTGAGTTATTTGTGATATTTACACTAAATCCCTTTCTAATAACGAGGTTTGCATTATCTAAATTAGTGGATTCAATGTTCAGATCTGGCATCAAGCTGTAAAGTGACTCATTATCAGCTGAATTGCCTCCACTTGTTCTCTGAAGACTACTCTTAACCACTGAGAAGTCACTGACTGTAGTTAAAGTAGTAGGAAGACCACCCTCACGGTAAGCCGTAATAGTGGTAACACCACTAACTTGGATAGAATTGGTATTTACCTGTGTAACTCTAGCAAAACTTGGGAAATCATTAGTTGGAATAGAGAACTGAACAAGATTTCCTGTAGTAACAATACCAGGCCATGCTGTTCCTGGTGAATTTATAGTTGAAATGCCACTATGATGAGCTGTAATTGATGCAATACCAATTACTTCAGTTACCTGAGGGATAATGTCAGCTGTATATGTACCAGCAGCACCTACAAGTGTATAAAGTGACTGAACATCGGAGATTTCAAAATTATGAACATCTACTGCACTTCTAGAATTATCAGAAACACCATTAAATTCTAGTTTTTCACCATTGAAAAAGTCACCCTGAACACAATATGCGGTAAGAGCTGTTCCAGCACTAATGGGATGTCTCAAATAAGCTGTCGCGCCACTAGACTTACCTTCAATAAAGGTTGGAGTGGTTAAAGTCGCAGCCTCATTGAGTTCCAATTCAGTGTAGACTTGCAAATCAAAGAGGGATACATCCCATCTATTGGTATTAGGATATACATTGTCATATGAACCAGATTCTAGAGCTGCATCGTAGAATCTAGCGACACCAATTTCTTTACCAGGAGTAACCGTGGGGTCATCTCCAACTCTAGTATCTCTGAGACTGATAACATTGCTGGTATCAAACCCAAGAACAGGAGAACCAAAGGCTCTATTGACTTGGAATGATGGACCAAAGGAGAATTGAACTGAACTACCTTCTCTGAGCTTGGTAGTTCTAGGTTTCTCAAAATCAAGAAAAGTTGGTCCTCTAACTTCTACCTCATATCCTCTAACATAAGCTTTACCTGGAGAGATCTTGTAGATACCAAGATCATCACTAGGAGTATTTCCCTGAAGTGTTACCTGATTAGAATTATAGATACCTCTATTTCCATATCCATTATTCAAACTGTCGTGAACGGTAGTAAGGAAGTCACGAACATAATAATGACCAGACTCATCAAATGTTCTTCTAGCTAATTCATCACCTAGGATATTGTAATCTGTTCCACTATTAATTTCTCTCAGAATACCATTCTGAACTTCAGCCAGCTGAACAAAGTTCTGATCATCATAATCATCAGATCCTTTTTTGGATAAAGTTGCAGAAATTTTAAATCTATCAGCACCTGGTGCTGTATAGTTATTAAATCCTTGAGCGTTATCTGTAAGTGTCGGATCTTCATCAGAAGACACAATACTCTCATTAACATTTAAACCAATTCTATAAGTTGGTCTATTATTATACTGATCAAGAATCAAAATTTGATCAGATACATCAACAAAATGTCCTCTTAAGAAATATACACCATTACTTAATGCAAATGCACTACCAGTTGCATTAGCATTTGTAGTCAGTGCCTTGGCAAAACCTTCATTAGCCCCGATAAAGGTAGTTGCAAAAGTAATATTCTCTGTGGTGAGAAGAACCTCATCATCAAAGAATGTTTGTGTTGCAGCATCAGTTGTTGATGACTCAAAGTAGTCAACGTAGAGAGTATAGTTTCCTCTCTCCGATTGTTCGTTTGTAATATATGAACTTACTCTTCCAGTCACCCCCGACTGTTGACCAACAATCAATTTACCAATAAGTTGATCTAGATATAAAGAAACAGGAATTCCCAAGTACTCAGGTTCAATCTGAATAGCATAATAACTACTCAAGTATGATAATTGTCCTGGAATAACTTTAGCACCTTCCTTAAAGAAGTGCTGACCCATATCCTCAACCTGATTCTGAAGAATCGATTGAAGATTGTTCAGTTCTCTAGCTTGAACTGGATATGCTGGTTTGAATAGAACCTTATAGTAGTTACTTTGCGGATCAAAGTCGTCAAAATAAGGAGCTACATTAAGATTAGTTTCCTGGGGCATGATTTCTTAGAACTGCAAGATAATTTTAACGTCTTCTTTCTGTGATGAAGACCTCGTAACTGAAGGTCTGTTATCAACGTAAATGATGTCACCTGAGAACTTTTGACTCTCTGGATTTGCTAACCCATTTACGAAATTCTGACCCAGATAGTAGGTACGACTATTTAGAACCGTTGAGACACCTTGGAATGCGGTGTTAATACCCAAACTGACTGAACCACCATTAATAGTGACACTACCACCACCAGTGATGTTTGAGGTAAATTTGTTTGATCTAAATCCATAGACTGGAGATGCATCAAGAGTACCATCAGAACTAAAACCTGAGTTTGTTCTATCCTGCCAATACTTCAAAACACCAGTGACTTGATCATATGACACAACTCTACCAACAGCTGTAGATCCAAGTCCAACAGTTTGTGTAATAGTAGAATCAGCTGTAAATACAGCCGAACTATACCCAATACCAGTAAGTCTTACAGCATAAAGTGCACTAGCCTTATCAAGTGTTAGGATTGAAGATGAGTTATATGATGTTGGGTTCTCAATCATTCCAACACGAGCAAACTGGTTACCTGTGATAAAATCAGGGTTCTCAGTATCATTCTCAAATCTAGCATATGTGAGTACATTGTATGCACCTAACTCACGATAGATGTCAGACCCATGACCACCTGCTGGAGGGACAATAACATTGAATATTGGTGAAGTTGTTCCAGTAGGAACATTACCTGCTATAAGATCAACAGTTCCATACGAATATCCTTCTCCACCTTTCGATACGGTGATAGTTTCAACTTTAGAATCATTATTGATAACAATAGTTGCTTCTGCACCGAAATCCATCACCAAGAATTGGAACTCTTGTGTATGTTGAGTTGGCAGTTCCCATACCAACACCACGATTTTTAATCGTTACAATTTTGAGTTGACCACTTGATGCTGCGTTTTGTCTTACAGGTGTATCATCTGTGTTTGTTTCCCAGTTATTGGGAACAGGAATATAATTAGTCGAATCAAACTTAATAGCTTGGCTTGGTTTGATTGTATACAGATACTTCCAGATATAACCATCACCACTGTTACCTGCCTCCCTAGGTTCCAGATCGGTGAATGTTGGTTCATCTAATGAAGGTCCACCCACAAAGTTATTTTCTGGAGTGGCGTTATTATACAAACAGATATAAACTCTAAAGTCAGAGTTCATAACATAGTAGTTTGCTGAGTAGATATCAAACGAACCCGATGGTTGTGATGGGTTATTACGAGTGATATCACTTCTCCACATATCATAAGTGATACCTGAAGCCCACTGAATTTTTCTCACAACTTGACTGACATCAGAAGAGTTGATCTTCTTCATCGCCAACATTGTGTCCCAATAATCATTAGCCTGATCCAAACTATCCTTCGGAGCAGGGGGACTAGTATCCCAATCAGATTGATAATCTTCTGGGTTAGGAAGTCCAATAAACGCGTAGTAAGAATTAGAGCTGGTCTGAACACCAGCTACAAAATTCTTCGCATTTAAGATACGAAGTTGATCAGTAATTATTGCAGCCATTTTGGGAGGACTTTTTGTTATTTATCGTGGAAAAAGATTACTTTTTGAAGAGATCAATTGCCAAACTACCTGTATCGATATTGGCACCATCACTTACTCTTCTTACAAAGAAATCAGCGTGTGTAGTAAATCTACTAACACCAATACCAACAGGAGTTGTTGCAGGTGTATAATCATTCATACTGGTTTGTATAACATAATCTGTTGCGCTGGAATATGCGGTAGCAAATGTCGCTCGGTATTGACCAGCAGCCACTTGTGAAGCAGTAACTCCTGTTGTTCCAGTCCATGATGGTGAACCACCAAGAGAAATCTCACCCAACAAACTTCCTGGAAGAGTATATGTAGTTGAACCAGTTCCACTAATTGGTAGTGCAGTTGTTGGTGGATTGAAGTTGGATGTATACCTCTGACTAGTGGATATTCTTATATCATCAATGTTTCCATCCATGTGAATGTCATTAGTGCCAGTAATTCGACATTTTCCGAACCAAAGTTCATAACTATTAGTAAATGTAGGTATGTCATTATCAATAATTTGATCACTAGCAGTGTTAGCAGACTCAGTACCATTCACAAAGAGGTGAAGTGATCCATTCGATACTTTCTTAACAAGAGCAATATGGGCCCATGCATTTTCCAAGAGACTAATACTATGTGCTCCTGATATTTGAGTTCCACGCCCGCCAGTATTATTATAAGAATGTGATGAAGAACTATTATTCAACCATCTAAAATAAAGAGATCCACTTGATTGTTCTACAGTAAGCCCCCAAGTACTCGCCGCTAGATATGTGTGAGCAACTAAGGGTGTAGCTGAAACATCTGTACCTGTAGGTACATTGTCAAGATAGAACCAACCCTCTATAGTCCATGCACCAGTAAAATCATATTCACTTCTCTTTGGATACGCCAACCCTCCATTATTTGGATACCCAATTCTTGCTGATTTTGTACCAACCTTAACTGGTGATGAAACCAAATCAACATTACTAGTTCCACTATAAACTGTTTGTCCAAATCTTTGTTCTGTTAATGAAGTATCAAAATCATTTCTAAAAATAACATTATCCCAGTCAGTATCCTCGGGTTGTGATACTGGTGTTCCAGTAGCAAGGACGAACTCTCTCCAGTTAGTTCCATCATAATAGAATGGTGCTCCACCAATAGACTTAATATTACCAGTAGTTCCTGATGTACCAGCAACTGTTGGATTATTGTGTGATAGTGTTAGAGATGGCGTATTAGTTACTTCAGTTGACCCAATACCAACACTGAGATTACCATAAATGTTAGCACCTTCAGTTGTTGTTTTAAATCTCAATACATCATTAGTATCATAGACAAGTACATTACTAGGTCGCAGTCGTGATACCACCACCGGATTGGGCAACCCAATCATAATCAGAACCAGTCCAACTTAGAACTTCTCCAGAAGAAGCAGTTCCTTGATTTAGGTGAGAATCTACATCAGAATTACTATAAGAAGAACCACCACCACCTAATCCAATACCATAATTGGTGATGTTGAGAGTTGAAATGCCAGTAACACCAGCACCACCACCTACAAATTGTGTTGCAGTAGCATTACCAGTTACTGTAAGTCCACCAGACAAGGTAGATATTCCACTTACTTCTAAGAAATCAGTTCTTAAATTATTAGTATTAGCGATACCAGTGTTGGTAATAGGTTACACTACCAGTCGATCCACTTAAGTTAATACCAGTTCCAGCTGTAACACTAGTAACTGGAATTGCAAGTGTTGTTCCATCGCCAATAGCAGTATAAATCTCAGTAAAATTTGAATTTGCCTTAACGGCACCATCAATTAGACTGTCACCTGTTCCATCATTAGGCGAAGAACCAGTACTTATTCCTAACTTGGCCATGGTAGTTCTATTTGGTAAAAGTATTTATTATGATGTATAATCCCTGTATTTCAAAGGTTCAAATCTAGACAGAAGACCAGAAGAAGAAATTCCAATGATTCCATTGTTGCCATAGAAATTAAATTCTTGTGGTGATGTTCTTCCTTCGAGTTGAATCTTACCCCAACTAAATCTACCCATATTAGAAGCAGAACTAATTCCACCTGCGTATACGGTAAAGGTTCTAGTATCAAAGGTAAATGTAGATGAATCGAAGGTAATCAAAGAGGAGGAGAATGATTCAGTTGAGATATTGCCAACATTAGTAAATACCCTTCTTACAGTGGTAGTACCAACACCGACAACATTCTTCTCAAGGATGTAGGTGCTCTTAACTTGATACACACAATCGATGAATGATGTAGTAACTCCTATCGGGGTTCCATCATTTGATTTAGAATCAATAGTTTCATTTGTGTCAACATTTGAACTGAATACTGAGAAGTAATCACCAGTTCCAATACCACTAACGGTAATACCAGTTCCAACATACTCACTATCTCTCATAAACGAATCAGTGGGAATATAGAAATCAAGAATTATTTCATTTCCACCAGATACAGTTGATAGACCAAATCCAACTAAAATACCATAATCACCACTATAATCATCAACACCAATCTCTTCTCTTACGATAGTTGGCTCAGAGATGAGAACTACAGGAGGATTGGTATTTGTATAACCAGTTCCAGGGGTTGGTAATAGTTACAACACCAACACTACCACCTGACAATGTGAGTGTTCCTGCTGCTCTTGTTCCATCAGAAGGATTAGCGATACTCAGTGTTGGAGCCACAGTGTATCCAGAACCAACGTTAGTTACATTAATAGAAACAGTTCCAAGATCAGAAACAATAGCTGTAGCAGATGCTGAAACTAAAGTATCTTGAGATAAGATCTTAATCTTGTTCTGGAAATCTCTATCACCTGACTCAGTATAAGTGTCAAAGAGAGGTCTTACACTATCAACATAAACAATTGTTGAAGCCAAACTGATTGGTTGAATCAGATAAGAAGTTGGATAAATCAGAGGTTCATATTCAACTCTATCCTTACCTATTTCTTGTCCATTAATGATCTTATCGACCTGTTGCTTACACCACGTCAGAGGTCTACTGAGAGTTGTATCATTAGTAACACCAGGACCACTATAGGTGGTGGTTTGAACACTATCAATAGTATTAATACCAACAACAGTTCTCACATCTTCATCCAATCCAGTTCCCTGTCCCTGTTCTGGATTATTGTTGATATCTAATGTATCACCAGTTTTAACTGTTTCTAGAATATCAGTAAATACAACATCAACATCTCCACTACCCTTATAGAATAGCACTTTTGAACTATCACCAGGTTCTGGTGGTTCAACAAACTGGACAGTACCACCACCAGTAAAGTTATATGCAACTTCTGGTTGTTGGAGAATATCATTAATGAAGATCAAAAGTGTTTTATCAACTTCAATAGGTGATCCGGGTGCTGATTGAATTGAAAGTGCGACATCATTAACTGATAATCTAAAACTTCTACTTAAACCATCAAATTGTGAATCAAAGTTATCAAGAACCTGAAGTTGTCCAATAGAGAAACCATTGAAATCATCTTGATAGATTTCGTCAACAGTAATCTGGAACTCACTAAGAGTGCCACTGGTAGGAATACCAGTTGCTCCACCAACAGGAACAGTTAGAATCTCACCGTTACCATAAGCGAAACCTTCTTGTTTCAGTTGATAATCAATAACACTACCACCAGCTCCAACTTGAATGTCAATAGTTGCAGATTGGCCGATACCCTGCACAGAACTTCCACTATAGACCAGAGGAATGTTTGTATATGAAGCAGGATCATCAATTACAAGTTCAGGTAAATTGGTAGAGGTATAACCAGATCCAGGGTTAGTAATCGTAACACCGGTAACATTTCCACCAGATACAGTAGCTTTACCGATGATTTGAATATTAGGAGTTCCAATACTAGAAGTCTGAATACCAACAAACACTGTTCCTAATCCTGATCTATAACCAGATCCAGAGTTACCAATACTTACAGATGTGATTGTTCCAGCTGTAGATACAGTAACTGTGCCGCCAGCTCCAATCAGAGGTTGATATCCACCACCTTCTGTTGATCCAATAGAAACAATGAAACCACCAATAGGAAGATTACTTCTATTGGGATCATAACCAAAAGCTGCTCCACTCTCTTCAAATCTGATGGAAGAAATTCCAGAGGCAGTTTCAGAAAGATCATAAGTTCCTTGATTTGCCTGAGAACCTTGTGGTTCCTGGAAGATATTGTTGATAAGAATAATAGCGTTATCTGTTGAGAACCCTGTAGTATTCTGACCTTCACTAGTAAGTCTAAATTCACTTCTAAGACCTGTAAAATTATTTGATACATCATCAAATACGTGGTTAGCAAAATAAGTCTCTTTGTCAGTATTGACAGGAGCAGTTCTCATAAAGGTTCTACCTTGGAAAGTAGAATGTGTAGTCAGACCAGTATAGTCTCTCTCAGAAGGTGCGGATGATGTGGTAGAGAGTGGGATAGCTCCGTATGGTGGAGAGATAAAGTTCAGAGTGCTTCCAACAATATTATAAGTACCACTCATTTTGGTGATAGTAGATCCAACACCATGAGGTTGTAAGTTTGTTCCAAGTTGTCCTCTCTGAACAGTTAGATTTCCGGCTCCAGCAACACCAACCGAAACAACACGCATCACTTCATTACCAATCTTGATCAGATCAGCTGCAGCAATAGATGTTATACCAGTAGTTGGGAATATAGAATCAAATACAATATTATCATTGAGAGATGTTACGATTTGTGTTTCAGATAGAGGAGCCTGAATCATATTATCAACAGCTATCAGAGCCTTGGAGTTCTGTTTCTTAGCTGTGATGTTATGAGAGGTTCCGATACCAACTGAGGTAAACTGGAATACCTCTGGATTTAATCTTAGTGCCTTCTCTGCACTTTCTGCAAATCTGACACTACCATCTCCAATCTTAACAACAAACAAATCTCTAGGAAGTTTGTCAGTAACACCAATACCAGCTACACTAGTTGCAGCAATTCCAATAGCCTGTTCTGTTTCATTACCAGCATAAGAGTAAGGTAACATTTTCACCAGTGACAAAGAAGTGTTCTTTAAGGAACAGTGTATTCTGATCAAAATCAAATGTTGTTCGCGGTATTGCCAGCAAACTGTCTCTGGAAGATTGGAAGACCATCATGTTTTAGATCAAATGCAGTTCTCAGATCAAGTTTAGTACCTCTATACAATCCTGTATCTGATTTAATATCAACATTGTTCAGATCCAAGTTGATTGGGGCAGTCACATCAGCGTCATAAATTTTCTGTTCAATACCAAATGTTCTGACTTGAACATCTGTACTTGCGTTAGGTGTATAAGTTAGATTTCTATACTTACCAGTTGTTGTGAATCCGATCTGACCAATACTATTACCAGTGCGAATGTTTGCAAACTCCACAAAACCTTCATTCGATTCAGAAGCGATAACACAAACTTCAAACATCTCATACTGAGAGTTAGTTGTATCTTTAACAGATACAATATAGTAACCAGTTGAGTATGGTTCCTCAAACTGAAGGATTGTATTAGCTGATGGTGATCCAGAAGATGCAATATTCTTAAATCCAGAGTTCAATCTGGATTCTTGGAATGTTAGTGAAGAGATGCCAGTTGCAGAGTCAGATATAGCTACAATAGAAGTATTTGTTGTAACTGCTGTTCCGACACTTGGTGTATATTCGAGAATAATATTACCACCAGATAATCTAGATCCAAAAGTGCCAAATCCAGTAGATGAGTATGAACCAGGTTTGGTTTGCATCTCACCATATTCCACCATATGAACATCAGTTCCATCGTGGATCAGGTTAAACTCATTAGATGCATATTCACCGTTCTCGTCTTCTTGAAGTACAAGAGCTTTAACGGATCTGAAAGTAGATGATACAGATACAATAGTTTCTAATGTGTTATTAGGTGTTGTTTCTCTATTAGTATCTACAAGGGCAACACTACCAATATTACTACTACCAATAGAGGTTATATTGTCCTTGATACTGATAGAAATAGTAGATGTGTCATATGTGTTGTCCGCAAACTTTACAGGGTGGAACTGAAGATTCCAACCATCAGCAGTTGAGAAGTAATCAAAGTATCCAAGTTCTGGATAGGTTTCTATTGTTGCATACTGTTGCATATATCCAATACTTTCACTTTGAATCAGTGAAACAATAGAGAACTGTCTCTCATCTGTAAAGATTCCTATCTCTTACAAATGTGAATATTTTGTTATAGATGTCATTGAACTCGAAATGCATCAATATCACTATACTTAGGTAGGTCTTTCATTACTGAAGAACTCACCACTAAAGTCATCAATGTCAAGAACTCTGTTTCCAACGGATTGGAAGTAATCTGAGAGAATTCTATTCTCAAAGAAAATTTCATCAGAGGACAGAACACCATTTATAATATTGTTACTCTCAGTTACATAATCAAAATCATAGAAACAGTGGAGACTTGCTCTACCAACAATATCGGTAGTAGTGTCAACATCAGAGTCAAAAGGTTGTGCGATAGGCCTAACGGTTGATCTTCAATACTGATGACTTGAAGATCAGAGAACTCCTTATATCCAGAAGTATGGTTGAGTGCAGTTACTGGATCTTCCCAGGTGTCATAAGGAACTCTAGATTTAATGGAATATGAGAATGTTTGATAATACTCATTATTGGGGATTCTTTGTAGGGAATCATTCAAGAAACCTGTGTTCTTCTGCCAACCATAAGTTATAGTTGCACCAGCACCTGTAGTAATTTCAGCATCAAAATCAATTTTAGTTTTAATGACGGCTTGAGTATCAGAAGATAGACCTTTTACAATTTGACCAACTTCATATTCTTTAGAGGTATCAACCTTAAGAATTTCAGTAATTGGGTTCCAGGATTCAATCCTACCAGTCTGTTTTCCTTCATATAAGACTACTTCATTTTTGAAGAAATCATTTGTTGTAAGTGTAGAGTTAAAAATTGGGAAATGATCAACAGGAATAACTCTACCAGCTGAGTTTGGCAGATCTACATTACCAGGAACATCACTATCATTCAGATATTCTTTGAGACTGTAATCAACATATGCTCCAGGACCACCACCAAGATTGGAGTCTGAAGCAGTTACAGTGAAGAACTGGTAACTATAGTTTTCAGAGTTATATCCTTTAGCTGTAGAATTGACACCGACATTCAAATTTTCAACAAAGATCTTACTACCAACATCATATGGGAATGCACTAGCGTCACTAAATGTACTGTTCAGATAAAGTCTAACAGTCCTAGTTGATGGGGTGTATGCCAGAGACGCGATGCCAATACCATTTGTATTGTCAACAGGAATTATTTCTGGTGACACATTATACATTCCTGTAGAGTTTTGGAGAATAGTAACTTGATTATCTCCAAGACTATAAGTAAGAGCTAAATCTCCAACAACTTCTCTTGTAAATCCATCAAGAACAACCAAGCTTGGTGCTCTCAGATAATTTCTACCACCAGAACTAATACCAATAGACTCAAATGATGTTAGAGATTCTAATTCAAGAATTTCAGGTGGGTTAGCAATAGGTCTTAGAGTTTCATCAGTTGGATAATCAAATCCAATATTCTGTGAATTAAAGGTTACCCTTTTAATCTTACCAATAGAAGTGCTTTGTGGTTTGAGAATACAACCACCACCATGTGATGTAGTTACCGTGTTGATACCAGGAATAATATCATAGTTACTACCATTATCTAACATCGAAATACGACTAATTGGACCAAGAGCCGTAGATGATGTGGTCTCATATGTGGTCACTGAATTCTCAACATTATACGTTGAAACATCAGGTTCTAAAGAAACATTATAACTGAAGGTGGTCGATCCAACACCACTAATATTGTAAACACCGTTATACCTAGTTTTCTCTACACTGATTTCTTGATGAGAACTTACATCAGTATCAATAAAGATTTCTTTCTTGACATTAGTAATGATATCATTGTTAATAGGAACAAATCTATACCACAAGTTTGTTGGAACTTCATCAGATACCAATAGAGTTAGATTTGCATCTACATCAATACCAGGTTGTCCAGAAGTTGTAACTTCGAAGGTAGTTTTAGTTCTAGACGTATCATACACATTGGTATACTCACTATCACTATAAAGTCTCAAGCTCAAAGGCAGAATAACGAACACCACTGACAACAAAGGAGAGTGATGGATCAGAAAGATCAAATTTAAGTTTATTGTTTCTCTTTACATATAGTGGTGGATTAATCTTGAAAAGTGTACCATCACCAGATGATGTAATATCAATTACTGGTGGTCTATCTTGTGATAGTTGGAATCTTATCACTAACAAATTGAATAGAGTTGTCATCGTATGGATAGATGTAATATAACTGGTCATCATTCAAACCGCCGATAGGTGATGAACCTTCTCTATAAAGAACTTTATCACCTTTAACAAAATCATGACCTGTGATAGCCACAGTATTTTTAATAGTATTCGTTGCAGTAATGTTCTTAGGATCAAATAAGATTCCTTCTAGAAGAATCATCATAAGTAACACTTACTGTCTTAGTGTCAGTTGGTTTGACAGAAACATATACAGTGTCATTGACTGAAAGACCGTGTGTTCCAGAAGTTGCGACATTAACTGTTGTTCTGGATATTCTACCAGTTAGTACATTATCCTTATCTGTAAGGAAACTGTGATAATCATCAGTAGGAACAGATGTAAAGTAAAGAAGCCCTGAAGTTGTTCCAACTCCAACAAATTGTGCCTCAGTTCCCATACCAATCTTATTGGTAGAAAGACCAATAAAGTCTCTACTTACAGGAGCTGTATAATAGAAATCGTATGTGTCTAAGTTCTTGAATGTGGTAGTGATTCCATTCCAAACACCAATGGCAGTTCCACCCTGCTTGTTGTAGTAGAGTCTATCATTTACACTCAAACCATGATCTGGAAGATAGATCTGTTTAGTGGGAACAAACATCTGGGTAACACCTACTCCAGGATTAGAGAAGGTTATTGTAGAACCAGCACCAACAGTACCAACACCTACAACTTCTTGTGGATAGAAATAATATTCATTATTGATCTCAAGAGTATTGGTTTTCTTCAGATCACTAATGTTGATGCGGAACTTGCGAGGATCTTCGAATAGAATTGTACTGTTGGTATGTGCCAGACCACAGGAGATACCATCATACTCTCTTCTAACACGAATTCTTTTTGCTTTGTTGTCGATATTCAGAACTTTTATATTTTCTGTTCCAATACCAAGAATGTCGTTCTCACGAATAGTTGGATAATTGAGATCACCAGACACATAGAAGTATGTGGTAAGACCTGTGACACCTGTAGAACCGACCCCAAGAGTCAACACAAAGTTATCTGTTCTGATACCAAGTCTAGAATTAATGACTCCAGAATAACCACTGAAGGTTGTTGATAGACCAGAGATAGTTACTATATCAGCAGTATTGAATGGAATAGACTCGGTAGAGAATCCAATGAATTGATTTAGATTGTTAATAGTTCCAAATTCAATATTATCTAAACCTGTGGTTTCGAAGTTAATATAATTTACATCAACACCAGATATCCTCTCTACACGGCCTTGCGCATCAGTTCCACTAGTTCCTTCATTATTAATTAGAATACGATCATTAACTTTGTAAAAAGTTACCACCGGTAATAATACCAATACTCTCAACAGATCCTTTAGATGCACTTACAATATCTAATGATTGATTTCTTTCTTTATCAGAATTGAACACATAATCATAACCACTATTGTCATCATTAGTATGATATGCAATCGTGTTTCTAAACCACTCACCATTCTCCAGATTGTAATCATTCTGATTACTCAACACACCAAAGTTAGTGACATTTGGTTTAGAGTAGAATGTGTCACCAATCAAGTATGGGAATACAGGTCTTCTATAGTTTTTAAAAGGACCAGTGGAATCAACACTGAAAGTATTCAGAGTTGAGAAATAACAATATCTACCAGTTGGATAATCAGGAGTTACACAGAAACGACCATTATGGATATCAAGATCACCTCTATCTGTAAAAATATAATCCTCAATAAAATATCCGAGAGGAAACAATGATGTTGGTGGTCTATTAGTAGGATTAGTTTTTAGTTCATACCCAGAAATCATCTGAGAAATATTACCACCCTGCGGATCAGTAAATCCATAAGGACCATAGATCGGGTTACCATCATATGCCCAACCAAGAATAGGTGAGTGATAAGAACTTGTTTTCTCTATACCACCAGCCAATGTAAGGTCAGAGATACCAGTACTGTGTTTCGTCACTACCAGAGATAACATAAGTGTTAGATCTTAGAGGTCTTGGTGCATAGAGGATGACAATATTCAAGTGAAGTATCATCAATACTTTCACCAACAAACCCATCATCAACACCAATGTTATCAAAATCTCTTTCAAACAGGTTGATGTTCCAGTTTCTGATTACAGCTTCTGTTTCAGCATACTTAGCCTGCAGGTTCTACTTGAATATTAGGTTGATCCACTAACATAACCAAGACCACCACTCATGATCTTGACAGAAGTGATTATACCACCCTCAATGATTGGTGTAAGTTTTGCAAATCTAGCCTTCACCTGTTACAATAAGATTTGGTGGAGAATTGTACCCGCTACCACCTTTGTTTACAATAATATCAACAATTTTTGAATCGCTTACAATGGCTGTTAATTGTGCATCTTTACCACTATTGAATGAGATATTTGGTTGTCTATTAAAGTTGATGATCTCTGATGATCCATAAGCCACACCATTATTTGTTAGATCAACAGATTGAATTGATCCCCTAAAGAGAGGTTGAATTTTGCACTGGAAGTCTTGACCTGCAACCGTATTAATACCAATAATACCGTCAAGTTTAACTTCGATAGGAAGATAGTTAAAACTACCATTACCAATGGTAGAGATATCAACTAATATATTTCTATCGTAAAAATATTTCTTATCAGTTACGCCAGTTCCTACCAAAGATAGTGAGAAGTTGTCATCGTCTACCTTATTGACATAATAGTTCTCTATAGTAGAAAGTCCGACAATACCACTAGTTGTTGTGGAATACTTAATAATCTCACCAGAGTTGTAACCGTGGTTGGGAATGTTGAAACTATTGCTCGCTGTATTGATTCCAATTACTGGGATCTTTCTTTGATTATTTTTATAACCTTTGCCAGAATTTATAATATAGATATCTGCTACAATACTTTTACTATCAACTGATGTGATAGCTTGAAACCCTGTTCCGAAGTTAGTAATATCAACAGTATTGATTCCAACTCTTGCATTATCCTCTGAAGTATGAAGTTTGATAGTAGAAGTATCTACTAGTTCAACATAGTAGAAAGCATTGGTGGAGAGACCAGCGATTGGATTACCATCTTTAGCATCATAGAATACCTTATCTGCAACATTGAGTTTATGGAATGTTGAGAATCCAATAGTATTATTTCCAAGATCAATCTTTCTTGCAGAAAGCTCTGAGTTGAAATTAAGTGAGTGAACGATACTCGTCATATTCACTTCAGCGACAGCCTCTTCTGTAGGGTTGCCACCAGTGATAGTTACAGTAGGAACATCTAGATAGTCAAAACCGCGGTCGATTAGGTTTATACCTACTAACTCTCCTTCTATTGATGCAGTCCCTTCTGCACCACTACCGTAGTCATCAACGATATTCAATACAGGAGGATTGATGATATCGTAGTCTTCACCAGGATTAGTGATTTCGAGAGATCTAAGATCACCATACTTCAAACTTTCACCAGATTTGTAGTTAAGAATCTCAACACCATTAATCAAAATACCACTATAACCAGGTTCAGTTAGATAGTTACCAGATTTGTTATTAGGTGCGAGAATTTCTCTTACAATATTCTGTGGAGAAAGTATCTTATTGTAGAAATCATAGTAGATAAACTCATTATCCGATACAGTACCAACCAGAGTTACAAACTTTTCAGAGAAAATATCTGCTCTAGATCTTGCAAGTTTGATACTTGTTGAGTTAACTCTCTTTACATAATAAACATTAGTATCAATATTCTCAAACTTACTTTCGTCTTCAGTTACTACTGTAATACCATCAGGAGCAATTGTTGTGGTCTTTATAATACCTGGTTTGTAGAAGATGGCATCACCAGTCAAGAACCCATGATCTTGGTTTGTACTCAGAACAAGAGTTTCAAGATCAGAAGAAGAACCAGAGAATGTTATCTTCTTATCATAAGGATCAGTGAAAATGTTTGAATAGTTGGGAAGTGAGTTCGATGCAACTACTACATCACCATTAAACTTCTGGTATACATTCTGAACATTAGCAACAAAGTTGTTCAGAGTAGAGTACTTACCAGAGTTTCCTTTGAGGAGTTGATTCTCTACTTTGATATATGAAATGCTACCAACGTTTGCAGCCAGCTTTGTCAAGCACTGTGTTCGCAGATGAAGATCTGATTACAATTCCTGGAAGTTGTAGTCCACTATTGCTTGTCAGTGTGATCTGATATCCAGGTCTTAGGAAATGACTATCAAATAGAGTGATGAAGTATGACTTCTCCAATTCATCAACTAGTTCAATATCCTCAATATTCCATTCTGTTTTAACATTAGAATACCAGTTCTGAGATCTTTCATCTCCTCTCTCAATACCAAGAGTTTGGACGTTGATAGTATCACCTTCATTATAGAAGTATGAATCTTGATTTAGTTTGAATTCTTTAAGAGT